GTCATGTATCCCCCTTCACGTCCACCGGGTCTTACGACCCGATAGCCGCCCAACCACGCTTTATTCGCATCGAGCGTGGCACAACGATGTCCGACGGATCACGGTCCACTGCAGGGTCTAAAAGATCCCGCAGTAACCGGCACCACCCCTTGAGCTTGGAGGTTACCCTCCTACTCTTGGTCTTTAAGACCCAGAACTCAAGGCGGCAGAGAGCGCTGTTCCAGCGACTCCGGTAGCTCGCGACGTTAAGTCGCAATGCTGTCTCGAAATCACTGACGATCCTGCATGGATAAGATGTGGTTGAGATCCCAAAAGGAACTCGTCCGTACACCTTGGACAAGGCCTTCCATACAAAATCGGCTGCGTTCAAGTAACCCTTCTCCGCCATTTGATTGGCGAAGGCGATGTACGAGACGTAGGCAGCACCGTCGGTATCCCGTCCGCTCCAAAGGGTCTTTAGTCGCGTCGGCGTAACACAAACACCTCGAAAGGCGTCCATGCCACACGATTCGCGGAAGCCCCCGGAGATGCACGACTTGTCACGATTGACTTTTAAGCCAACACGTTCAAGTGCGTCCATACAGACGCCTGCATACTCGGTCCTGACTATAATGTCATCGCCGAATACGTAAACGTCATTTCCCACTTCCGCCTCTGGTAGTCGTGCCCATCGTGAGATGGCAGAGACACAGATGGCCCAAAAGCATAACGCCTCGACAGGAAAGCACAGAGCTGACCCCATCGGAGCGAACTTTGCCAGTGGGATCCTTCTCCCGTCAGGGAGGAGCGTCTCAGTGGTACGAGTTCCCTCCAGGGCACGCAGCAGCTCAGGATTGTGCTGAAACAGCTGACGCACCAAACGAAGGGAGACTCTATCCGAAGCATCCTTGAGATCTAACGTGGCAAAATCGCCAACGAGTGAAGCCGTCAGCGCAAGCTCACGGTTGATCTCTTGGTTCCCGAAGTTGAGTCTCCCACCTGTCATCCGAGAGGATTCAAGGTGAGCAACCAACTTCCGTCCCAACCCCTGCTGAATGTACTGGAACTCCAGCGGTTCAGCAGATATGAGACGCGGACCACGGCTATCTTTTGGAACCAGTACGACCTTGGCGCAGCCCGTTTTGAGGCGCGCCATGGACATGTACCAGTCCAATCGATCTTTCAGCTCACGACCACCCCCTACAATGAAGTAATCGTAGTAGGGGTACACCTGGTGAATGCTGTCGTACAGGCGGGCAAAGGCCCACTTTTTGTCGAGGCGCTCACCAGTCGCCACAGCCCCCGGACCATGCTTCGGCAGGATGTCCTTATGGTCAAATCCATTGAGGGCACCCCTGACGATGTAGCTGGCTCCGATGATTTCGTCGGAGGGCTCCGCATCATCAGAAAGCTTAAGTTCGTACTCCACCGCCTCGAAGAGATCGATGACTCGACGCTCGTCGGCAGCTTTATACGGAACTTCAAGCTTATACAAAAGGAAGCAGACTTGCCGCACATGAGATATGGCGGCCGGATCTGCATCGTCCAGGAGACCCCCATCGCAGTCGAATATGCGTTTGAAGTAGACCTGCATGAAAGCAGGCGTACTCATATCCTTGGCGGGTTTGAACTCGCTTGGGATAGTGAAACGCATTTCCGTGAGTCCTCGATCCAGCGCTCTCCCCAAACGGGGCAGAGTCTTGGTCAGGAATCCTAGGCCTTCATAGGCGACGCGAGACGTAATGGTCTCGATATCACGTTTGATGGACCTAGTGCTACAGAGGTGCAGGGGATCGTCGAACAGGGTTTCAGACAGGAGCGCGGTGTAAAAACCGACCTGGCTCTTCGAGAGACCCATGATGGAATCCCTTTCCAGAACAAGGCTTACCGACTACGATCGGGTCTACTAACTACGACTCCCCGTTAAGGAATCGGGTAAAGTCAGCAGAGATCCCGATCCGTTCATTCGACGCGCCGGCCGGACTCCAGAAGAGATCAGCAAGCTGCGTTGCAGCGTTGCGAATCACCGTTGGAGTATAGACGACGTGCCGAGGAACGGCGAACGTGTAGTTGATCACGAGAGGGACGGGTGTCAAAAGACCCCCAACGTCCATAAGGTGAACCCTCATGGAGCCAAGGTGTCGATCGACCGCCGCAGCACCTTTTCCGGTGGCCTGATGGCCTAGGGCGAGATGGTACGGCGCCGACGTAGTGGAGCCTTCAGCGTACCTCAGAACGGTGGCACCCGAGGGTGCCAGCTTAAAGAAGTTCGTTGAGACTCCAGCATTGTCGACTAGAACCAACGTGTCGGCAAGCATACTGTAACTCCTATCTATCGTGAATGGCCGGCAAAGATTGCGGCCAGAAGCACCAGCTGTTCTGGTGAAAAGCTCTCTGGCGATAACGTGGCCAGGGAGACTGGAAGACCTACTCCTCTCTCATAGTAGTTAAGACTGACCACACCCAACGGGTACTCTTCGTGAGAAGAGGTTCCCAACTGGTTGTCATTTACCTGGATTACCTTAATGCGGTAGAGGCCTTTGAGGCTATGGGTAACTTTGGAAAGTTCCCAAGGCTCCGCGGGCTGAACCCGAGTCAGGCGGTCCAGATGGGTGCTAATCTTGAACACATAATCCACAGCGAAGCTGAAAGGGAGAACCTCCCAGAACGCCTTAACAGGATTATCGAGCCCAAAAGCACCGGTCAGCCCCCTCAGCAGACCGATCGTATCATCGAGGTGAGTCATAAACTGGGTCAATGTAGCCCCAGCTCTGTAGTCTACCCGACGATCGATTAGTTCGTAGCGAAATCCCCAGCAACGCACGGGCTCTACGGATAGAGATTCCAACCCACTGTAGGGAAGGATATCCTTTCGTAGGAAACCGAGTTTGGTGGGTTTCCCATAGGTCTCGCGGAGCCACTCAAGGCGCTCACGAGTCTTCTGGACGACTTCATTCAAGACCCTGAGATCGGACAGCAGTGACTGCCATCCGAACTCGTTGGTCAGGTGAAGGCCGGCTACGTCCTTCAGAAAGTCACCCTGGAGTTTAGGCACGAGCTGTGACAGCTCGCGCATACCTCCAAGGAATTCCGCAGCTGACATTTGCTGCGGAAACTGCGTCGAAAAGTCATTAAAGGCTTCAAGATGCAGAGACTCACGAAGGGCTTCCGAGGGAAGAGAGGCTAGCGACGAAAGGTCGGTGAGATCAAGCCTAGGCAAGACCTCATCGGGAGTGACCACACTACCGTGATCACCAGTAAACGGGTGCAAGCGGTCCCCAGTGTACAGCCACTTAGTGTGCTGACAAGGATTCTGCCTTCGAGTGACAGGTACGTCATGATACCGATGTTCGGTAACAAGACGATCAATCATCATCGATGTGTAGACAAAACTCTGCCAGCCGTTAGGCAAACTGTAGTAACCAGGGGTACCGCCAGGGAACCCGTGGCCAGTCCAATGATAGTCCACATCTTCAAGGCCATAATAACCTTGGTGTCGGATCCTAGTCATGGTGGCCAACTCCTTTCGAAGAGTAGGAAGCACAATGCACCTGCTTAGTTCAGCAGTAGCACTGAGTGGAGCCCCCAGTGGGCT